CCGAAGAGGTTACAACACTTACCACACAGACAACACTGGAGCAAAAGTACGAGTTAGCCGAGCGCAAAGCCAACTTCACCTACTGCCGTGAAAGCCTATGGCAGCACTACGACACCAAAAAACAGCCCGCCAAAGACAAGGCGATGGACAAGCTTAAGGCGATGGCTGCGGTATTGGCGCTGCACGACGGTGGCATGACGTTTATTGAGGCCTGTAAAGAAGTGGCCCATCAGCTTGAAGCCCAAGCCGGCAAACAGCTTAAAGGCCTGAGCTGGCCAAACCTGCGCGACACTTGGCACGGCAAACCCAATAAACCGGGCTTAAAACTATACCGTCGTGACGACTGGTTAGCGGCCTTAGTGCCCAGCTATGTCGGACGCACCGCCACCGCCGAATTTACCGAAGAAGCGTGGGATTACTTCAAAGCCGAATATTTGCGCTTGGAAGCCCCAAGTGTCACGGCTTGTTACTACCGTATGACACGCATTGCCCCAGAAAATGGCTGGCAGATACCCAGTTTAAAAACCGTGGATCGTCTCATCAAGCAACTGCCGGTAGCAGAAGTCAAATTGCGCCGCGAAGGCCACGAAGCCCTAATGCGCCTGTATCCACACATGGAGCGCACCGTGCGCGACATGCACGCGCTGGAACATATTAATGGTGACGGCTATCAACACAATGTGTTTGTCAAATTTCCCGATGGCGAAATCGTCCGTCCAAAAACCTGGTATTGGCAAGACATCTTCAGCCGCAAGATCCTCGGTTACCGCGTTGGCAAAACCGAAAACACCGACACCATCCGCGTCAGCTTTGGCGACATTGTAGAGCAATACGGCATTCCTAATCACGCCACCATTGACAACACCCGTGCAGCGGCCAACAAAGCCATGACCGGCGGTCTGCGCAACCGCTACCGCTTCAAAATTAAAGAAGACGACCCACAAGGCCTGTTTGTCGCCTTGGGTGTGCACGTGCACTGGACCAGTGTTGACCAGATTACCCGCAAAGGTCACGGCCAAGCCAAACCAATTGAACGCGCCTTTGGTCGCGGTGGTCTGGGTGAATACATTGACAAAGCACCGGAATTTGCTGGCGCGTTCACAGGTGAAAACCCAACGGCCAAGCCTGAAAACTACGGCTCAAAGGCAATTGATCACGACCAATTTTTAGACGTGGTTGCCCGAGAAATCGCCTACTGGAATCAGCGCGAAGGCCGCCGCACCGAAATGGCGGCAGGCGTTAAGAGTTTTGAGCAGGTATTTAACGAATCCTATGCCAAGGCCACCATTCGCAAAGCCACAGAAAATCAACGCCGCATGTGGCTGCTGCAATCCGAGCCGGTACTGGTCAAGCGCGACGGCACCATCAGCACCAAAGCGGGTTCCGCCGTGGGAGTCGGAGCCAACCGTTATGCCGCTGATTCACTGCTGCAATATCGCGGCAAAAAAGTCATTGTGCGCTTTGACCCCGACGACCTGCACAAAGACATTGCCGTCTACACACTCGACAACTACTACCTCTGTGATGCACAGATGGTGGCAGCCGTTGGCTTTAGAGATACGGGGGCGGCACGTGAATACAACAAGTTAAAAAATCGATTTGGCAAGAATAGTAAAGCGGCCGCCGCCGCGCAAACCCAAATGGACATTCAAGCGGCAGCAAGATTGCAACCCAAAACACCAACGCCGGAAACACCGGAAGCCGGGGCGATACAACTGGAATTTCAGAAACAACAGAAAGTCGTCAATGGTCATGAACTGGCAGAGGATGATGATAATCAAGAGAGTTTGGCCGAAAAGCTGGAGCACCTAAAGCAACCCGTGGATAAACAAGAAGAGTATGGGGGCAATTTCATTGAACTCATGGCGCAATTTAGAGAGCAAAAAAGGAGTGAAAAATGAGCGGTAAAGTCATTAATGCGCATGCTCGATTTACGGCTGACACCAAACAGCGAGAGCACAACCAGTACGTGAATAAGCTCAATATTTACCAAAAAGCATTAAAGGATTTTGCCAAGCTTTCAACCCAGTTTGATTTGACATTAATCAGCTTTTTTATGGAGGAGGATACCGTCAGATTTGAAATTGAAAAACCAAAGTACGGCCACCCAATTTACCAACATGTCTTTTACCGCAATGAGATATGCATGGTAGAGATGTACGAAGCAAATGGTATTTGGGTGTATATCGACTGGAAAGAAAAATAGCGGTTTAAACGCAATGGAATGGGGATTTCAAGACCGTTTAAACCAACCAAATTTAACAAAGGATTATACATGCAAGAACACGATTTAAAAACCGATTTACGCACCCAGGTCGCCAACTTACTAAGTCAAGGCGACATCAGCGCCGCAAAACTAGCAAAAGAGTCCGGTATTGGTGCGTCCAAACTCAGTCAATGGCGTAATGGCGTTTACAAGGGCGATAACACCGCGGTAGAACGCAGTTTGCAACAGTGGTTTGATCAGAAAAGCACCAAACAAATCACCGCGTCAAAGCTGCCAAAAGCCCCAAGATATGTGCCCACGCCCACGGCACAAAAGATTATCAGCACCCTAACCTACGCCCACATTGCGGCCGACTTAGTGATTGTGTACGGCGGCGCAGGCGTGTCTAAAACCACCGCCATTAAAGAGTATGCCGCCAATACCAATAACGTCTGGATTGTTGAAGCCACCCCAAGCCGAAACACCGGCGGCTCCTTTTTACGCTCCGTGGCCTACGCCACCGGGATGCGCCTATCACGCGGACATGCCGACCAGTTAGAGCGAGAAATCATTGAACGCCTGACCGATACCGAAGGTCTACTCGTCGTCGATGAAGCTCAGTTTCTCAACGATCGAGCACTTGAAAATGCAAGACGTTTGGCCGAGTTATCCGGCATTGGTCTCGCGCTACTGGGCAACGAATCGGTATACGGCCAGCTCACCGGCTCACGTCGAGCCGCCGAATACGCCCAGCTGTTTAGCCGAATTGGCAAGCGTCTGCGCCTGACCCGCCCAACCAAACAAGACGTTGCCATGATAGCCAATGCTTGGAACCTAGGCAAAGAAGAAACCGCCTTTGCACAAGACATTGCCGCCAGACCAGGCGCTTTACGCGGCCTCAACAAAGCGCTGCGTTTAGCCAGCATCTTCGCCAAAGGCGGCACCATTAACACCCACCACCTAAACGCCGCTTGGGCGGACTTAACAGGAGAATGATCATGTCAAAAGATACGTCACAAGACGCTGATTTTATCGGCTCACGAAAACTGCAACACCCTGAAAAAATTCAGCGTTTTATGGTCACCTCAAAAGCGGATGAGACAGGCCACCCAAGTTATGCTATCGCCGTTCAGGTAGATGCCTCTGTTCTTGAAGTCACTATGGACGAAGACGAGTTTGCCTGCTGTGTAAGGCTGTTAAACCAAGCTTGGGAACAAGTAAATCATTGCCCACTTTTTGACTAAAGAGAGGACGCGTCATGAACCAAAAATATCAGAAGTTGTTTACCAAACTTGACAATGCCAAGTTGTCAGCAGCGTGGTTAGTTGAAAACAAGCTAGACATACAGGCGCTTAACATGAATTCCGCCATGCCTGTTTTTACCATTCAAGAACCGCCTCGAGATTTCAAAATAGCGGGTAAAAAAGCTGAAAACAAAGCTTACCAGATAAGAGAAAACGGGGAAGTTTACTACCTACTTGAACTGTTTATAAATGCCAAAAAAACAGCTCTTATAACGTGGCTAAGAACCCCTATCGAAACCAATACGCTTCATTAAAGGACACATCATGAAAGATGAAACACAGTACATGCAAAACGCACAAGGCCACTTTGTGCCCTTATCTTTAGTTAAAGATATTGATGTCGCACGCAACGATCTCGTGCTTGAGATTATTGGTCACGCCCAAGAGCTAAACGCCTCATTAAACCAATTCAAAGGTCGAGTGTTTGGCGATATAGAAGCCTTCATTGACCTGTCCGCTGAAAAGTACGACACCCATATCGGGGGCAAGAAAGGCAATATCACCCTGGTCAGCTACGACGGCCGCTACAAAGTACAGCGCGCAATCAGTGAATCCATCACCTTTGATGAGCGCCTGCAAGTCGCTAAACAGCTCGTTGACGAGTGCATACACAGCTGGTCAGAAGGTGCCAATGACAACATCAAAGCCCTGGTAGAACACGCCTTTCAGACCGACAAAGAAGGCAAAATCAACGTCTCACGTATTTTCGGATTAATGAAACTCGACATCCGAGAGCCAAAATGGAAAAAAGCCATGGACGCCATCAGCGACAGCATACAAATCGCGGGGTCAAAAACGTACATACGTGTATACGAACGAGATCCAGAAGACGCCAACAAATGGAACCCCATTCCACTCGATCTGGCCAAAGCGTAGGAGGAACCATGGAACGACTGCCCATGGCTGAATTTTTCAGACAAAGTTACAAGCCACCCACAGACATTCAAGCCGTCAACGCAAAATTAAAACCCGAACAGGTTAAGAAGCAACGTCGACTAAATGCCATAAAAGAACAACTGCACAGACAAAACAGCAATTGGGATGCACTGGAGGAATTATGAAAAACAAACTTAGCCCACAAGACATTAATAACGTGATTATGGACGAAGACTACTACCGCTTTCCCGAGACCACCGTTACGGTCTGCTGCTTAACACTGGAAAACGGCTACCACGTCATTGGCAAAAGCGCCACTTTAGACCAGGCTGATTTTGATGCCGAAATCGGTGAACAGGTGGCCAGACAAGATGCCGTTCGTCAGATTTGGGAGCTGGAAGGCTACCTTCTCAAACAGCATTTAATTGAACTTTAATACCCATTTAAGGCCTGTAAACAGGCCATTTAATAAAGCGTTCTGGGTCAATAAACTCACTTTTTATTGATTACACGGCAAATTCAGAGCGCTTTATTAAATGACAAAACACATAATTTTATGTGCTTGAGGAAATTATGAGCAAAGCAAGACAAGCCAATTTAGCCAAGATACACATAGCCAAGAAAGAGCTTGGCATGGACGACGATGCTTATAGAGCGATGTTGATGGACGTCGCTCACGTTGAGTCAGCCTCAAAGCTGGACTTTCATGGTCAGCATGCTGTGTTGCACCGCATGAAAGAACTAGGCTGGAAGCCTAAATCAACCAAGAACAAAGGCCGCAAATCAGGCAAAAAGAAAACTCAAGCAGACAAGATTCGCGCCTGTTGGATCACCATGCACCAGCAAGGCATTGTACATGACGCAGGTGAAACCGCGCTTAGTCGCTATATCAAGCGTATGACCCATGGCAAAAAACAGCGCCCTGAGTTTTTGGACATTCAAGAAGCCAGCATGATTATCGAGTCACTCAAGCGCTGGGCGAATGACCACGGAGTGATATTGTGAAACTCCGTTGCCCACGCTGCGGCCACTCCGCCAGCCTACAAGACTTTGCCAATGAAGAAGCCGCGCGTAAAGCCGTTTTATTAGCCGCAGACCTGCCCAAATCAATAGGCTATTTAACCCTGCGATATGTTGGCCTGTTTAGACCTTCAACACGTTCACTGAGCTGGGAGCGAACGCTCAAACTCATGCAGCAGCTTAAAGTCGACATCGACCGAGCACGGATAGAACGCCACGGACGTATTTGGCATGCACCAGAAGCACTCTGGCACGAAGGCTTTACCGTCATGTTAGCGCGCGCCGAAAGCGACGACCTAAGACTGCCATTAAAAAACCACGCATACCTCTACGAGATCATCAGCGCCAAACAAAACAGTGCCGAAGCCCGAGAAGAACAAAAGCTCGAAGAAAAACGCCAACAGGCACAACACCGAAAACAACCCGTGCCCACGGTCAAACCCAAAAAAGACGACGCCAACATTCAAGCTGCTGAAATGACCATGCAATCCATTCGAAACAACCCAAAATTTCGTAAAACAAGGAATAAACCATGAGCCAAATTGACACAAGCGACCAACAAAAAGACCTCTTTGGCACCGACATACACGCCACCGTTGACCAAGTCATGACCCACTTGCAAGGCATAGAACCCGACGACATGGAACGCATCTACGCCCCTCGACTCGTCGAGTTTTACGAAATGCACCGCTACACCCTGCAAACCATGACCGACCTCACGCCCCAGCAAACCCACAAAATTGCCGCCGCCATGGTCACCGCCATAGGCGACTACTTTGGAGGGGTCGCCTTTTACCTGCCACACAATGACAAAATGCGCCTGTTTCTGCGAGACATTGCCATCACCAATGAATTCACGGGCAACAACATCAGCAGCCTAGCCAGAAAATACAAATGCAGCCACACCACCGTCTACAAAGCCATCAGCAACATACGCAAATTTCAACAAAAAAGCCTGAATCTATAATGTTTGATTTCTTAAACCCACTTAAATACGAAGACTTCGAGAAAAAAGCAGAATATCTAATCGACGGCTTTATCGGCAAACGCATCATCACACTTATTTACTCGCCACCAGGCAGCGGTAAAAGCTGGCTAGCCGCGTCTATTGCAAAACATGCACATGACCAGGCAATGAAGGTTATTTACTTGGATTTTGATAATTCAAGAGAAGCCTTAGAACAGCGAGAGCTACATAAAAAATTGATTCGTCCTTGCCCTAATATCTACTACCAACTCAGTGGGGACGCTGAAAACCCAGAATTAATGCTAGAACACCTAGCAGAGCAAGCCTACAACAACCGTTTTGAAAACACGGTAATTTTCCTAGACACTCTAATAGAGTTCGTCGATGTTACCAGTGACACTAAGGCTCAAGCAGGCTTCAAAAAACTCAAGCGAATTCGCGACGCCGGTGCCACCATCATCCTGTTGCACCACACCACCAAAAGCGGCAACAACTACTCAGGTTCCAATGTCATTCGTGGTTCGGTCGACAATATGTACCGTCTTGAAAAGCTTGAATCAAAAGCAGATGAAATCCGTCACCTGCTCACCATTGATAAAGACCGAGTCAGCATTGTCGACACCGCCATCTGCACAAAATCAGCCGATCTAAGCATGCACCCAATCAACCTCCATGAAGCACGTATGTCACCCAGTGAAAGAGGCTTTGTAAGTGAAGTCACAGCGGCCATAGCCAATACACCAAGCATTAATAAAACCGCGCTACTCGCTGAACTGGGCTATGAAAAAACCGACAAAACCGCGCGTGACCGCCTAGATCAATATGAAGAACTCTATTGGATTAGCGAAAAACAAGGCAAACACATCGTTTACAACCTTGTGAACTAATACATTACAACTGTACAACTATCACCTCTAAGCCCTATAAATAAAGGCTTTGATAGTTGTAAACCACTTTACAACCAACAAAAGGCCATACAACTATGAAAACAGACCCATTTGAACCCTTAAAAAAACAAGCCTTAACCACAGAACACTTTGAACTGCATGAAAAAGCCACCTTTAAACTCAATGCACACCAATGGGACAAAATCCTAAACGCCATTCCTAAAGAACTCATTGACGTTGAATTTACCGAGATGCTGCAACAAATCGAATACCAAGCCATTCAAGAACAAAAGCAAAAGGAGCAAACACCAGACGTTTTTGCTGCTGTGGAAGTCTACACAGGTCGGTTTTATTCTGGATATAAAGAGTTAGATGCCGCTAGGGATATGGTGCACAAATTGATTGATGAAACACCAAAAGAAGCTGAATACGAGTTTAAAACCGTTCAAGTCATAGATGAATGGTCAAGTGACGATATTTTCTAAAAACGGCACCAGCAGCCCACACCCAGCGGACGGTGGTGTGGCACAAAAAACATCCGCAGTTAAGGCAGCTTCCTACTGTGACTCAACCGTTACCGCCCCGGCTTTGTTATTTGCTATATCAAAGTAAGCGTCAAGGGCACCTAATTTGACACACCGCAAAAAAACCGTAATATAGCACCTGAGGCGTAGTAACCTCTTTAGCGGCGGAGCAATAAACCGCCAATACACCCTGAATACGCTTCAGGTGCGCTGTACGGCGGTTTTTTTGTATCCAAGCTCCGAGCATAACATTAAAAACAATGTTCGGGAGTTGGCTTAATACAAGACCCATTTATGGGGAATAAGCCAGCCTGATCCGCTGAACAGGTTCTTACCCTCCCGAACACCCATTGTCGTAAGAAGCAAGGGTGAACTTAATGTAATAACAGCGGAGTCTTAAAATGAACCCATCGTTAAAAGTGCAACCTGCACAACTCGTATCACGCCACGACCACAAAATCACCACCACAACCACCATTATTGCCGAAGCCTTTCAGAAGCCTCACAAAGACGTTTTGGCTAAAATCAAAAACCTAGATTGTTCGGAAGATTTTAACCAGCGAAATTTTTCGCCGGTTGAATACAAGGCTGGAAACGGCCAAATGCAACCCGCTTACGAAATCACCAAAGACGGCTTTATGTTTCTCGTCATGGGCTTTACCGGCAAGCGTGCGGCCGAATGGAAAGAAAATTTTATTAACGCCTTTAACGCCATGCAAGACCAACTGTCCACCGAAATCCAACTCCCCAGCCAGCAGCTCTGCGAATACAAAGACCAAATCATTGCCCTGCAAAATAAAGTCATTGACCTCTCCGAAGAGTTAGCGACGGCGCGTCTGCCCAAAAAACGCGCCCCGCGTAAAAACAATGCGCCCCTCAATGCCACCGAGCGTGATTTGATTATCACCCTTGCCAATAAAGGCCACGCCAATGCCTCCATTGCCCGCCAACTTAATCGCAGTGCCGCACTCATAAGCCTGTTTATTACCGGTTATAAAGCCGCCCAAGGAGAATTTAACTTGGAGGCACCACATGACTAATCAAACCATACTCATAGACCGCCTATGGCAAATTCACAATGCCCGCAAAGGCCTCACCGGCTTACTGCAAGCCTGCGAAACCTCACCAGTTGCACTCGAACTCGTACAACCACACCAAGTCGGCCACATCCTAGAGCTATTTGAAGAAATAGAAAAACCCGTCTTTGAACAACTACAACACTTACAACATTGAGAACACAGGAAGGGTTCAATGCTTTGACAGTTACTCGTTAACAAATTATGATAATCACAAGTAATTTATTAAATCCTCGTTTAATGCATCGTTATTCGGGGTTTAATTGTCTTTAAAGGTTGTCAAATGACAGGGTGTAATCATCGCTGTTTCAAAGATCTTAATGAATTTTAAATGTGAGTTGAGATAAGTACATGTCAAATAAATCTAGCTTAATGCAAGGCGTGAAAGATGTTTTTGCGTTCGACTATATCGGCTCAAGAACTTTACCCAAGTCTTCTGCTCGAAAATACACGGGTTCCGTGTCTGAGCTATCAACAGAATTAACGCGTCAATCGTTCGCACTAACTGGAGACTGCATTCACCAAGAAATGCAACGCCATAATCGAAAATCCCGCAAGTAATTTGCAATGAGCCAGTTTAATTCGCGCAAAACCGCACAAGCAATTAAAAAATCTGCTGAGCCACATCCTGCCCAAACGACTAATCAAGAAAATTTTGAGCAAACCGAAGTCGCTTATGAAGAATACCATGAGGGACCTATTCCCTCTGGTCGAACGCTCGCTGTGTATGATCATTTAGTGCCAGGCTCAGCGAAGCAGATTATGGATAATGCTATGGAAAATAACCGCCATTTTCGAAAAAGGCAGGAAGCTGAACAATCCATTGAAAAAGATAAATTTGACCGCTTACTCAATTATCGAACCTTAGGAATGGCACTCGGGACATTTGTCGTATTAATCGTCATTTCTTTGGGGGCTTTTCTTATGTACAAAGAGCAGTATGAGTCAGGTACATTTCTTATTGCTTCTACAATTGGTGGGATTTTAACCATTTACATCCTTAATCGCCCTGCGAAAAAAGAATCCGAGCCAGGCTAACCTTTCTTTTATTGTCTTGTAAAACCGCGCTTTAACCTGCTTTAACGCGGGTTTTTTATTGCCTTAAAAAGCTTCTCAAAACCTTGTTAAAAGCTTGAAATTCAATCTATTTCCCCTGCCTCTACACTGGAGGCATGAAAGCGAATCTAAAAACACTCCAGCTTTACCGCGCAGGCTCCTCTAACCAAGGCACACCCAGTGTGTTGCTGTATTTGGGTAAAAAAGTGTGTTTCTTTTTAGAACTGCCCAACCGTCAAAACCAAACCAACATTAGCCGCATTCCTGCGGGCACTTATCTGTGCAAATACCTACCCCGTTCGGCCAGTGGCAAATACAAAGACGTCTATCACGTGATCAATGTACCGCATCGCTCGGGCATTTTGCAGCACCCGGGCAACTTTGCCGGTGATAAAGCCCTGGGCTTTAAAACCCACAGCTGGGGTTGTCAACTCCCCGCCCTGCGTATGGGGCGCTTACACGGGCAAATAGCGGGCTTAGGCAGCCGCGCCGCTTTGCGTAAACTGCACCAACTTACTCAACGACAAGACTTTTATCTGGAGATACGTTAATGGACATCACCGCCATACTCAGTGCCATGGGTTCCGCCGCCAGTGGCGGCTTGCTTGGCTTGCTAGGCACGGGCATCAAGCACTGGTTTGACCATAAGGCCGAACAGGCTAAGCGCCAGTTTGAATTGACTATGCGCAAAATGGATCGTGAAGAGATGGAGCTAGAGCATCAGCTGCACATGTTAACCATCGAAGCACAAACCGAGCGAGATATTGCCATTGCTCATCAAGAGCGGCTGTCCTTAGAAGCGCACGTCGCCGGCGAAATCGAACAAGCCGAACTTGACATGCGCAGAGAAAGCTATGCCAATGACAAAGCCACTTATGGTGGTGGGTTTGTCGATGCCATCCGCGGCTTAATGCGCCCCGTATTGACCTTGTACTTTGCGCTGTTAATGGCACTCATCACCTACCAATTAATGCAAATGACAGGCAATCAACTGGGTGCTGCCAATGCCGACGCACTGCTTAATCAAGTCGTGAATACCTGCATCTTCTTAGCCACCACCTCCGTGACCTGGTGGTTTGGCTCTCGCCCAGTAAAAAGAGGGCATTAAGGTGGATGATGCAGACATCGCACAAAGAATCGAAGAACGTCAACGGGAACAAGCACTCACCCTCCATCGTGAACGTGCACAACGCCAAAGTGAAGCAGAGAGTGACGTGAAAACACGCAACTGCATAGACTGTGGCGACCCCATTTCTAAGGCAAGATTGGCCGCGTTGCCCTACGCAAAACGGTGTGTTGAATGCCAAGAGTACATGGAGTGGAGGCGACATTGATGGCACAAGCAATTGATTATGAATTTTGGAAGTTTGTGCTGTCGATGGCCAACTTTTTAGGCTTGATTGTCGTCGGTGCTTACACCGTCTTAACACGCCAGTCAGACCAAAACAGTAAATTGATATCCCAAATACAAAACGATCACCGAGAAGCATTTGAGACGCTTTGGACGCGACACGATCACCTTAAAGATAGGCTAATCAAGCTGGAATCAAGGCCGGGTTACGACGAAGAGATTTCAGAGATACACCGCCGGCTTAATGCCATTACAAGAGAGTTAAGCCTGTTAACAGGCTCTTTTACACAAACGTCTGAAGCGGTCAAAAGAATGCACGATTATTTGATAACAAAAGGAAGTTGAGATGTCGTTTAAACAGAAAGAGACCGAACATCAACGCCGTATGATTTTAACGGTGCTTGCCTCGGATGCCGGGTACGCACATAACGAGGTGGTGTTGATTGAAGCCCTTGAAATGGCAGGTCACACCCTGTCATCAGACAAGCTTAAAACCGAGCTGTACTGGCTTAAAGAGCAAGGCTTGATAGACATTACCCTCGTCATGGACTTGATAATCGCCAAGCTGACCCAACGCGGTTTAGACGCGGCAAAAGGGGCAAGTCAAATACCAGGCATTGCCAGAAAGGGCTTGTAATATGGACGTATTAAAAGACTTGGCGGACACCGCCTTAGGCGCGCTTGTGTTTGGTGTCTTCATTGGTGCAGGTTGTGCGTTGGTTGACCTTGCATCAAATTGGCTGTAAGCAATGAAAAGCAAAGGAGCTTAAGTATGGGACGTAAATCGACGGTTGAGCAAATGCCAGTTGAAATACTGGAGCAACTGCAAGCCTTGCTGCGAGACCCTCGCGTCACCCAGCTGGAGGCCACAGAGCAAATCAACGCCATTATTGAACGCACCCAAGTGGGCGAAACCATCTCAAAAAGCGCGGTCAATCGCTATGCGCAAAAAATGGAACGCGTCGGCACCAAACTGCGCGAAAGCCGCGAAGTCGCCAAGATGTATATTGACCGCTTTGGCGAAGACCAGTCCGGCGACGTCGGTAAAATCGTCAATGAGATGATCCGCACCTTAGTGTTTGACATAACCATGAAAATGCACGGACAACACTTTGATGCTGACATGGCGCCCGAGCTGGCGAAGATGCTCAAAAACCTCTCCGATGCCATGAACAAACTGGAGATGGCCGCCGCCACCAACTCCAAACGCGAAGCGGAAATTCGCAAACGCGCCGCGCAAGAAGCGGCTGAAGCCATGGAGTCGGCCGCCAAATCACAAGGCTTAACCGCCGATGCCGTGCAATCCATTAAAAATCAAATTTTAGGCATTGGTTAATGAACACCTATGACGCCAACGACGTACTTTTGCCGTACCAAAAAGCGTGGATTGAAGACGTCTCCCCGCTCAAGATTGCCGAGAAGTCCCGTCGTACCGGATTGACGTGGGGGGAAGCCGCCGATGCCGTACTCTCTGCCAGTTCAGAGAAGTCAGCGGGCGGCACCAATCACTTTTACGTCGGATCCAACAAAGAAATGGCCATTGAGTTTATTGATGCCTGTGCCATGTGGGCCAAAGCCTTTAACAAAGCCGCAAGCGAGATAGAAGAGGAAATTTTACAAGATGCAGACAAAGACATTCTTACCTTTAATATTCGTTTTGCCAGTGGGTTTAAGATTCAGGCGCTCAGTTCTAACCCTTCCAATCTTCGTGGAAGACAAGGCAATGTCACTATTGATGAGGCGGCCTTCCATGACCGCTTGGCCGAAGTGCTTAAAGCCGCACTGGCACTTACCATGTGGGGCGCGAAAGTTCGGCTCATATCTACCCATAACGGCTGGGACAATCTGTTCAATGAGCTCATTCAAGACAGCCGCGCAGCAAAGAAACGCTATTCGGTACACCGTATTACGCTAGACGACGCCTGTGAGCAAGGTCTCTATCAACGTATTTGCCAAGTTCGCGGCATGGACTGGAGTCAGCAAGCTGAAGACCACTGGAAAGCCAATCTGCTCAAGGACACCGCCACAGTGGAAGATGCGCGTGAAGAGTACTACTGCGAACCCAAACAGGGCGGTGGCGCTTATTTGAATCGCATGTTGATTGAGTCGCGCATGGTGGATGCCACTGTGATTCGTTATGAAGGAACCGCCGAGTTTAATACGTGGCCAGAACATATTCGTGAAGCCGAAATCAAAGACTGGTGTGAAACGCATGTAAAACCGCTTTTACTGGCTCTTAACCCCAGCGAACAACACGCTTTTGGGGAAGACTTTGGCCGCTCTGGCGATTTAACCGTACTCGCACCGATGGCCATTGCCCAAAATCTGCTGCGCACCGTGCCATTTCTGGTGGAGCTCAAAAACGTGCCCTTTAAAAACCAAGAGCAGATTGTCTATTACATTAACGACCGTTTGCCACGCCTCATGGCACTCAAGTTTGATGCACGCGGTAATGGGCAATATTTAGCAGAGCAAGCCGCCTACAAGTACGGTGGTCGCGTTGAGCAGGTCATGCTCTCCCAGGGCTGGTATCTGGAGAATATGCCCAAGCTCAAAGCCGCCTTCGAAGACGATCAAATTCGTCTGCCCAAAGACGCGGATGTGCTCAACGACCTACGCGCTATTCAGGTAGTCAAAGGCGTGCCCAAAATTCCCGATATCAAAACCGGCTCCAAAAAAGACCGCCACGGCGACGCCGCCATCGCCATTGCCATGGCCTATGCCGCCTCACTCGCAGACATTTGGGAAGCCGACTGGACACCGATCAAAGAACCCGAATCCGTCAAAGAAACAGGCTATCGTGAAGATGGCCACTTTAGTAAACAAGGAGCCTGGTAATGGCAAAACGACTTTCAAGCATCCTCGACCCACGCACCGGTTTGCCCTTTGAAGTCGGAGTCACTCAATCGGTGCAGACCGATGAGGCAAAAATCTCCGGCCTGCATCAGCGTTATGACGAACATCCGTCCAGTGGTCTAACCCCCTATAAACTTGCGCAAATTATGACGGAGGCGGAACAAGGCTCGCTCACCGCACAATCCCAGCTGGCGGCGGACATGGAAGAAAAAGACGGCCACCTGTTTGCTGAAATGCAAAAACGAAAATTAGCCTGTACAACCGTGCCGTGGAAAATTACGCCACCACGTAATGCCAGCAAACAAGAGCTGTACATGACCGAATGGCTGCAAGAGCGTTTGGATCCTCTGGAAGAATCGGACGTGGTCATGGAGTTATCAGATGCCATTCTCAAAGGGTACTCAGCACAAACCATTACGTGGCAATTGATCGAGGGTGAGCAGCTTCCGGTCGCACTGGACTGGGTCGATCCGTCTTGGTTTATGACCGCCCAAAATGACCGCAATACGCTTCAGATCATAGGCAACGATGGTCAAGGGGTGGATCTTTGGCCAGGTGGCTGGGTGGTGCATCAGCACAAATCCAAATCCGGCTATCACGGGCGTGCCGGACTGGTACGAACACTGGCATGGCCTTATCTGTTTAAAAACTATTCCTTGCGAGATTTGGCGGAGTTCTTGGAAATTTATGGCCTGCCGCTGCGCCTTGGGAAGTATCCCGCCGGTGCCACCGATTCAGAGAAGTCCAAACTGCTGCAAGCGGTGATTGAGATTGGTCACAATGCCGCTGGGATTATTCCAGATTCAATGGCACTGGAATTCAAAGAAGCCGCCAAAGGTCAAGCTGACCCATTTTTAGCACTGATGAACTGGGCGGAACGCACCACCTCTAAAGCGATTTTGGGCGGTACCTTAACCAGCGGTACCGACAATGGCGGGGCGTACAATTTAGGACAAGTCCATAACGAAGTCCGTCAAGACCTGCGTAATGCGGATGTCAAACAGTTTGGAAAAACGCTCACCCGCGACCTGATTTGGCCGATGCTTGTCTTTAACCATTCGTCAATTGACCGCTTTCATCGCTGTCCAAAATTGGAGTTTGTCACCGAAGAAGCCGAAGACATCAAGCTGCTTTCCGATGCGCTGCCAAACTTGCAGAAAACCGGTATGCAGATCAGCAAGGCTTGGCTACACAAACAAACCCAGATTCCAGTACCAGAAGATGAAGACGATATTCTGCAACCAACTGGCTCGACATCCTTACCGGCACAAGCCGATTTGACCGCAAAACAAGGCTGCCAATGCTCCGGTTGTCAAACCAAAACGGCGGCATTGAATACGCAACCTCAAACGGTTACACCGGTCGATCAAATGTCAAGCCAACTGCAAACGCAGGCGGATCCGGCGGCAACCGACTTAATTGAGCAGCTACGTTCACTGGTGGACAACGCGGAAAGCTTTGAGGCCATGCAACAAGGCTTGCTTACTATTGCCAATCAAGACATGAGCCAAATGGCGGACTTGCTGGCACAAGCGATGGTGTTGGCAGAGTTGCAAGGCCGTTACGACGTCTTGAACGACGCGTTAAATCCGGTTTAATTAGGGGTTAAATATGCCAGATAACGCGCACTACGGTTCCATTCAGTTTCAAGAGAAAATTGATTTCTTTCGTGACAAGCTGCGCCTGCCAACCGCCACTTGGGCGGATATTTGGCAACAACAACACGCCAAGGCGTTTGTGATTGCCGGAGCCATGAAAGACGATCTGCTTGCCGATTTTCAAGCGGCCATTGCCAAAGGCATATCGGGCGAAAGCACACTGGAGAACTTTCGCCAAGACTTCGATGCCATTGTCAAAAAACACGGCTGGAGCTATAACGGTGGCCGCAACTGGCGAACGCGCGTCATTTACGACACCAATTTACGCGCTGCCTACGCCGCGGGTCGCTATCAACAAATGCAGCAAGTTACGCGCTCTCGCCCTTACTGGCAATACAAACACTCAATCGCCGTCACCGATGCCCGTGAGCAACATTTGAGCTGGGACGGCATGGTGCTTAAAGCGGACGATCCGTGGTGGGATGTGCACTACCCACCCAACGGCTGGGGCTGTCAGTGCTATGTACGCACCCTGTCTGAACGAGATCTAGAGCGCAAAGGCTTAACCGTTTCAGACGCGCCACAAACCGTCTGGTCAGAACAAACCGTTGGCGTGCGAACGAATCCGCGAACCGTCAAAGTCGCCGACGGTGTGGATGCTGGGTTTGCTTACCATGTTGGCAAAGAGTCCTTAAAAGGTATTACTCCAGAGTTTTCCGATTTTAAAATCAATCCGCTGGCACTGTGTACCTTTTACTGCCAGGCGCCGGACGATCTACCTAAAACCAGACCGCTGTCACAAGACTTAATCTTGCCCACAGGCTTGGCGACAGAAGAATATGTGCGGGCCTTTTTACAGGCGTTTGATGCCGATATTGGCAACCCAAAATTTTATGAAGATGTGCTGGGGCATCCTGTCTTGATTAATGAATTCTTATTCCAGACCCGAAACAAACAGTGGAAGAACAGTCAAGATTTGATTAAGCGGCTTCCCTATATCAAGCTGTTGGCACACTCAATCAAGGAGCCGGACGAAATCTGGCTACAATGGCAGGAGTTTGGCGATGTCACACGTTTGGTACGTCGCTATGTCGCAAATATTGCGCTGGAAGGACAGCAAGGTGGTCTGGCGATTTTTGACCTTTCCGGCAAGTATTGGAGTGGGTTGACAGTCTTTACACCTGACAAGCTTGGTTATCTGGAAAAGGCTCGCAATGGAGAGCGTATTTATCGTAGGGGTGAATAAAAAAAGGCCGCTGAACGAGTCAAGCGGCCTTTGAGTTCAGTCACGCGTTGTACCGCATGCACTGGGCAGAAGCACTGCCTATATTGTTATCTTAACCAAAACAGCTAAATAAAGAAAGAATGGGGCAGTTGATTCTGAGTGAGGAAAGAGAGGAATAAGGGCTATGCGCCCACTGACAGGCACCGCCGACGGTTAGTTTGCTTCACAGTGGTCAGTCACTCAGCAGTTCAACCCCGAAGAATTTCATTATAGATCAATTACACAGGGAACTCAAATGGCAGGCATTAAGGTTACCGTTGACGACAAGCGCGTGAGAGACGCGCTCAATAACTTAGCCGATCTCGATATGGCTGAGGCACTAGGGGGAGTTGGGGAAACCCTGCTCAACAACACCCGTGATCGCCTTGAAGCCGGTGTGGATGTCGAGGGCAAGCCTTTTGCACCGCTTTCACCGGTCACGCTTAAACGCAAAAAGAAAAACAAAGATAAGATCTTGATTGAGCACGGTGATCTGCACCGAGAGCTGGCGTATCAATTGGTCAATGGCGGTAGCGGCGTGGAATTTGGTTCAGATCGTAAATACGCCGCCACCATGCAGTTCGGTGCCAAACAAGGCGCATTCGGTCGCACCAAGCGCAAAGGTCCTATCCCGTGGGGCAATATCCCCGCCCGTCCGTTTATTGGATTGAGCGCCCAAGACGAAGCCGAAATCCTCGACAACCTCGCCCACTTTATCGACACCCAACTCAAATAAGGCTTGAGCCAAAATAAAGCGATCTGAGCGGTTTTATTTGTTTTGGCGGCAAATGGGTTAAGTGAAAATAGTTAAACATTTGACGAGGAATTTAAACGGGTTACACACAAAGTTTGTTTCTTTGTGGAAACCTTAGTAAAGTTCACTTTAGTATTTTAATGTTTTTCATTAACGAATTGGATTGGGGTGATTTATGGATTATGAAAAAGAAATGAGAGCGTTTTTCAAAATCAATGAATTTCCTGCTTACCCAGATACAGGAAATGCCCAAAAAGATGCCACTCAATTTGCTGGGACTTTTCAACAAGTCACATTACTAAGAAACGATCCTGTTTATTATTCAAATAATACTACAGGCACCTCAAAGCCAGACTTCCTCTTACCTCAACATAAATAGAACTTAGATTAATACCTAGTTGGAATGATGTTTTAGACGAATTAAGCTTTGATGGAGGTAGGAGGAAATATCATCGAGAACCATGCCGCTCAGGCTTTAGTCGAAAACATCCCGTTGAGATAAACCTTGTCAAACCCTTGAAACTCACCTTTCTAACCATGCCTCTACACTGGAGGCATGACACAGAAAACACCTCACAACATTGCCATTGCTTGCCTGTCTCTGGAGTTACTTCCAGGCGATAGCGCAGTACCTAAGCAAGTTCCAACTGACATTCAGCTGACTCCGGCCGGTTATTTTCGTGCGGTCGATGGCCGTCCGGCGGATGCCGATCAAGGCTGGTATATCGATGCCAGTTTGGCAACCGTTCTCAAGACACAAACCAGTGCCATGGTCAATGAACTCGTCATTGATTACGAACACCAAACGCTTCACAAAGAAAAAAACGGTCAGCCTGCCCCTGCGGCGGGTTGGTTTAAACATCTTGATTGGCGTGAAGGCCAGGGTTTATTTGCCATCGATGTCAAATGGACACCGCAAGCAGAGCAAGCCATTCTCAATGGCGAATATCGTTATCTCTCCCCTGTCTTTACCTACGAACCTCAAACCGGCCACCTGCTCACCATGCAAATGGCGGCTTTGACTAACTCCCCGGGTCTGGATGGTATGCAAAGTCTTGCCAGTTTGACCTTTGAACAATTCACACACCTTGCGAATCCTAAGGAGAAAACCATGTGGAAAGCACTCTTGGCCAAACTTGGCCTGCCAGAAACGGCAAACGAAGCCGAAGCCGTGGCGGCGTTAACCGTAATTCAAGATAAAGCAGGTCAAGCGGACGACGCCAATAAACAAATTGCCGCTTTAACGGCCAAGGTCGATGCGGATCCTGACCCGGCCAAATACGTGCCCATTGAGCTTTATCAGGAAGCCAATACCCAACTGGCGGCTCTGACACAACAACAGGCGGCACAGAATGTGGAAACCGTGGTGGACAAAGCCATTGCTGACAGCTTACTGCGGCCTGCTGAAAAAGCGTGGGCGATTAATTTGGGTAAGTCCAATATGGCGTCACTGACTCAACACATTCAATTGCGTCAACCGATGGCGGCGCTCTCTGCAAAACAGATTGATGCCGGGGAAACCCCACCAGAAAAAACAGCGGCGTTGAGTGCAGAGCAAAAGCAAGCGGCCAGTCTGTTAGGCATTCCAGAAGCCGAATACATGGCTCACCTTAAATCTGAACAAGGAGATCACGCATGATTATTACCAATGCCAGCCTACAGGCGTTACGCACCGGTTTTAGCAAACTTTACCAAGACGGCTTTAAGTTAGCCGAAACCAATCACGAAGCCATCACCATGGTCGTGCCATCTTCAACGGCCAGCAACACGTTTGGATGGTTGGGGCAAATGCCGAATGTGCGCGAATGGACCGGTGATCGTGTCATCAATAACCTCAAAGAGCACAGCTACGCGATTGCCAATAAAGAGTTTGAGGTCACCGTGGGTGTGAAGCGCACCCAGATTGAGGACGATCAACTGGGTCAGTTTGACTCGATTATGACCGAAACGGGTGCGCAAATGGCGCGCCATCCGGGCGAGTTGGTGTGGTTGTTATTGGCAGCGGGCTTCACAACGACTTGCTACGACGGCCAGTACTTCTTTGATACCGATCACCCTGTGAATGCTGAACATGATGGATCAGGGGCAGATACGTCTGTCTCTAATATTCAGGCTGGCACGGGCACGGCGGCACCCTGGTTCTTAATTGATGGGTCGCGTGCCATTAAGCCGATTATCTATCAAGAGCGTAAAAAGCCGGTGTTCACGGCCATGACCAAATTGGATGATGAATCGGTGTTTATGAGCAACGAGTTCCGATTTGGTGCCGACTCTCGTGGCAATGTTGGTTTTGGTTTGTGGCAGCAAGCGTTTGCCTCAAAAGAAGCCCTGAGCGCGGAAAACTTCAATGTTTGTCGTGCAGCCATGATGGCCTTCAAAGCCGATGGCGGCAAGCCAATGGGCATTAAGCCAACGCAAATTGTCGTGGGTGCCTCGAACTTAGTGGCGGCTGAAGAGCTGTTCTTGACAGAGAAACTCGCTAACGGCGGTACCAACCCTTTGTATAAGAAAGTCGAGATCATTTATTCGGATTACTTGGCGTAAGTGATCAAGCTCAGATCCAAGCCAACATCCAAATGCACATCTAAATGGTAGGGTCAGGCTCGCCTGACTCGAACAGGAGAACGTTATGACAACGATTAAGGTCACTTTAAAAGACAAAGGCGTGGCGCATTTCTATCGTGCTGGCCACAAGTTTGTTGAAGGTGAGGTGAAAACACTGGAGGTGGACGAGATTCAGCTCAAGCAATTACAAGCCGAACCGAAACTCAACGTGGAAGTCAACGTGGAAGTCGTGACGCCTGAGGATGCAGACCAGGCACCGCCACCACCGTCAAAAAAACCCGCTGCTGAAACGGGTTCTAAGCCGGGTTCAAAGCCGTCTTCCAAGCCAGTTTCTGGGAGCGCTAAATAATGACTTACTGCACCGCCGACGACATGCAAACCCGATTTGAAAGTTGGGAGTTGATTGATTTGACCAACCCCGGTGGCAGTGCGGTGGATTTGGCGGAACTTAACCAAGCCATTGAGGACGCGGCCGCAGAGATAGAAGCCTATTTGGGTGGGCGCTATGCGTTGCCGTTAAATCCGGTGCCCAAGGTGCTCAACCGTTTGGCGTGCAATATGGCGCGTTACTATCTGTATGACAATAAGCCCACGGAGGAAGTGAAAAACGCTTACACCGAGGCGCTTAGTTTCTTAGACAAGGTCGCGAAAGGACATATCAAACTGGGAATTGCGGCGGACGGCAACGAAGCCTCAAGCAACGAAGCCACGTCACAGATGCACTCTGATGCCTCAGTGTGGCGTCGCACTGAGTCAAGCGAGTTTATTTAATGGACGTGGTGCAGCAAATTCAACAGCGACTGGAGGCGACCACTCAGTTTAATCGCGTGAGCGACTCGGTGGCGTTGAGTGACCTGTCTGCCAAGTCAATTAGCGGTCAAGCCAGTGCATGGGTGGGCGAACTATCCAGTGTGCCAGGACAAGAGACTCGAGATATTGGTTCGGTCGTGCAAATGGAAAAACAAGTGTACGGCGTAGTCATTGGGGTGCGTTCCATTAATGAGCGCGATGGCCAGAATGCCAAACAAACTCTGCAAATCAAGCGCCTAGCGGTGCGACAAAAACTGTTTGGCTGGACACCCGAGGGCTATGACCGTTTTGTGTTAGCCGGCGCGGAGCTATTAACGTTTGCAGATGGCGCACTGTTTTGGATCGAACGGTTTAGCACACAACGAATGATTTCAGAGGAGAATTTATTATGACAGGCAAAAAAGAAACCACTAAAGCCACAAAGTCGACTGTGGTTGAGGAGCCGGTTCGGGCGAGTTCAGTGGCAGATAACGTCCATCGCGGCGGCTCTTATAAGGTCGGTGACGATGACACACCGGTGCTGACGCCGCAGTCGCAAACCCAGCCAGGCTTAACCCAATCTGAAAAGCGTGCTCAAGCCGCAAAGAATAAAGGAGCGTAACCATGGCACAGACATTACTGCGCAAGCAAAATCAGGCATTGATCGCCGCATTAGAAAGCACTTACGGTACGGCGGCATCCCCAACGGGAGCCAATGCCATTCTCGTACAAGACTTATCAGTCAAAATGCTGGACTCACAAACCCAAGACCGTAAAAACGTGGTGTCTTTTATGGGCGCACAAGGAGCGGTGACTACCGCGCGTCAAATTACCACGAGTTTTGGTGTTGAGGCCGCCACCTCTGGAACCGCAGCCACCCCACCCGCTTGGGGCGACGTGTTGATGGCTTGTGGGTTTGCTGAGGTCGTGGGTGCCAGCGATGTCGCTTACACCCCTGTCGATGATGGTTTCAGTTCCTTGACCATGATTTATCGCATTAAAGCGTTGCAACAACGTCTTATCGGGTCACGGGGCAGTGTCACGATCAATCTCGATCAAGGCGCTGTTCCAAGTTTTAAGTTCGATTTTATCTCACTTTACGAAGACCCAACAAAAGAAGCCGCCGCGCTGAGCGGAGTGGATTACTCCAGCTTTAAGGTGCCAGAAAGCGTGACCGATGTCGCGACCCAAGTAACTCTGTTTGGCACGCCGGTGGCCATGCGTAAGCTGTCGATCAACCCTGGCATTATGGTGGATATGGAGCGTCATACAGAAGGCGAGTCCGTCGAAATTGGGGGTCGAAACGGTGAGGTCTCTATCTCGTTCCGCACAAGTGAAGCACAGCTGGTCGATGCCATTAAAAAAGGCTCTGGCAACTTTGAAGGGGCGCTGCAAGCCGTGCACGGTAACGAAGCGAATAAAACGCTTACTGTTGCCCTGCCCAACATTCAAGTGAAAGCCGCGGACATTGAGTGGGACGGTGAATTTGCAAGCGTGTCCATGACGGCGGTCATTAAACCGCTGTCAGCGAATACAGATTTAACCATCACGCAGTCGTAAGTAACGTAAAAAATATGATGCCAGGACGAGTTCTGGCAACCGAATTTAACACCGATTTAACTCACATTTAAAGGACATCAAAATGCCTGTAAAACTGAATGTTAACCGCACGCACTGGGAAACCGTCGAACTGATTGACGATGAAGGCAATAAAGGTCAAATAGAAGTGCAGTTTCGCGTGCCGACGATCAACGATAAAGACGACGTCAAAGTGCTTGATTTGATCACAAGCGTCAAAGGCCTTGAGCTGCACGACAACGGCAAGCCGTTAAGCCTGGATGAAATCCGTGACGTCATTGAAGTGGACGACACCATTAGCCTGCCCATTATTAGAGCATACACCGAGGGAAAGAAACGTCGACTAGGGCTAGACAAAATCTCGTCGACGTCACCGAAGCCCTAATTAAGCCTGCACCGAAAGTCGATATGGATGAGGTGCAGCAACAGTTAATTGATCTGGCTGGAGACAATGCCCCTATTCTTCAGCAAACCGAACAAACAGAAATTGAGGTATTGGACGAAAACGCGCAAGCGGTGGATCTGTTTCATGCCTTGTTTACCAAATGGGACAGGCAACTGGCAATAGGCATGAGCGGTGGTGTAGATGTCTTTTACTGCATCAAGCCCGACGCCATTCGCTTAGAACTGGACATGAACTACCCAAAGTGCGAACACAAAGCGCTGTACAACAAATTGATGGTGATGGAGCGTGTGGCACTGCCGCTGCTTAATCAGCGTGATTAGTGGGTGAGTCCGTGGAAGCCAAATACCGCTAACCAGAAGAAAACAAGCCCGACCGACAAGGTCATTAAAAACGTCCAAATATATTTCATGGTGCTGTAATGAGTAAGAATTTAAAGGTCAAATTAACGATTAACGCGGACGGCAACGTCCGCGGTGTCGTGCATGGCATTAATAATGATCTTACCAAGACAGAAAGTCAAACCAAAAAGCTTAACACCGCAACGGATAGTCTCGGTGCATCTTTGCAGCGTATTGGGCATTATGGTGCCGTTGCATTGGCAGGGTTCCAGTTGTCTAACGTCGTGGCAGATACGGTGCGAACCGCTGATGCTTATGCATCATTGCAAGGTCAATTAAAACTGGTCACAGATTCTCACGAAGAACTCGCTTATGTCCAAAAGGAGCTGAAGGCGATTTCGAACGAGACGCGTGCGGATATTTCAAGTGCCGTCAGCCTCTATTCAGCGTTATCACCTACTATGGAGCAGCTTGGAAAAGACACCTCGGAATCAACTAATCTGGTCGAGCTTTACAATAAGTCACTTGCACTCACGTCTCCAAATGCTGTTCAGGCATCATCCGCGACGTTGCAGTTTGCTCAAGCAATGGGGAGCGGCGTTCTGCGAGGTGATGAGTTTAATTCAATTATGGAAAATGGCCGCGGTGTAGCGCTTATGCTTGCAGACGGTCTAGATGTGCCGATCGGTGCATTGCGATCAATGGCTGAACAAGGTGAGCTGACTGCGGAAAAGGTCATTTCTGCGCTAGAACGTCAAGCAGACGTGATTGAGGAAAAGTTCACTCAAATCCCATTAACGGTATCCGGTGCTTGGCAGAATGTACGCACCAATACCATGCTTTACATTGGCGATGTAGATCAGTCTATTGCTGCATCTCTTACGCTCGCTGAAAGCATTGATGCGATTGCGCAAAACGTCGATGTGGTTGCAACAGTGATTGGTGGCACTCTTGTTGTTGCAACTGCTTCGGCCATCGGAAAAATGACCCAATACACGGCAGCAAGAGTCGTCGATACACGCGCTACTATACGTTCTAGCAAAGAGGAGTTAGCACGATTACACGGTTTAAAGTTAGTCGCAGAGGCAGAGCATAGAGCGTCCATTGCGATCTTACAGAAAGCGGCGGCTCAAAAGTCATCAACTGCTTATACGGTCTTGGCCGGTGAGGCTGAGCGAGCCTATGCTGTGTCTGCTAAAAATGCCAGTGCCAGTTCAACGCATTTAAAAACAGCTACGCTTGCTTATAGTGAAGCGGCTAAATCCGCATCTATTAGAACTCGAGCGCTGTCTGGGTTTATGGGGCTTTTAGGGGGGCCAGTCGGTTTGGCGGTTACGGCGGCGGCGGGTATTTACGCTTTTCGTGAAGAATTGGGTCTTGTCAGAGCACCGGCCATTAATGTATCAGATGAGATTGATAAGTTAACGCGGAACATAGACCGTTTAACCGTCGCACAAGCTCGACAGCGCATATTGAATTCACGCGATGCTTACGAGCAAGCGAAAGCGGACGTTGATAAATACTCAGCAAGAATAGAATACCTTGAAGTGCAACTGAAACGCTTTCCGCGTAAAACAGCACTTCAAGAATCTCTAATCAATGCCAGGGCTGATTACGACACCGCGACGCAAGCCCTGCAAAAGTACGACGACACGTTAAAAATACTCAATGACATCACTCTAAAAGAGCAAGCTGAAATGCTTGCCGAACAAGAAAAGGGGTTTGAAAAAGTCGGCGATGCAGCAAAGATCGCGGGTGCAAAGGCCAAAGAATATGATTTTGTTAAGCAAATTTCAGACCTGAACTTCGGCTACGCCAAGTTAAATAAATCGGTTATCGACGTCGCGGAGTCTGAAGCGTATCTTGATGCCCTTCGTAAAGGTGCGAGCGAAGATCAAGCGTTTGAAATTGCCGCACGCACCCGTTTTTATCTTGAAGAAAAACAAGCGATTCAAGACAGAGCGAACGCCCAGGTTGCACGCGCGAATGCCCAAAACGTTGCCGATAAAAAATGGATTAAAGCGGTAAAAGCGTTTCATGAAGAATATCGAAATGAGCTAGAGGAAGATAAAAAGGCAGAACAAGACTGGTTTGACGCTATGTTTGAAGATGCAGCACACGGTGAAGAATTGGCTGAGTCTGGGTATCAAGCCAACAAAGCACTACAAGAAGACATCGAATCAGAATTCAACGCCATGTCCGAGCGGGTTGGAACCTCTTTGACTGATGCGATTGTCTCGGGCAATTGGCAAGGCGTGGGGCAAACGATTGGCGGCGTTTTAGCTGGTGAATTGAGTTCGCAAGTATCCGCATCAATTTCAACCTCCATCGCGGGTAGCGCGGGCATGGTTGCCGGTGCAACAGGCGGTGCGTTAGCTGGTGCGGCGGTTCAAACTATTGCGGGGTCGTTGTTCGGCGGCGGCAATTCTATTTCTACACAAGAACGCGCAAACAAGCAGTTTGAAGAGTTCATCGAAAACCTAGAAGAAGCGTCCGAACGCCTGACTAGTTTTGGTAATACGGGCAGTGCTGCGTCTAATGAAATTGACACAATTCTAAGGTCGTTGGCAGCGTACCAAAGTGGCGAGAATGTGATTCTTGAGCGTAAGGCTAGGCGCGGTATTTCGGCTACGTACAACATAGACGGAGAGATAGTCACAGAGAGTCGAGTTGAAGACTACGTTAACGCCCAAATTGACAACCTAAACTCGCAAGCCGAAGCGTTGCTGGAGTCCACGTTACCTCAATATTTAGACTACTCTGAAATGCTTGAGTCTCAATTAACCACTGTTATCAATAACAGCGGTATTGACTTAAACCAGTTGGAAAACGCAACCGAGTTGTACGGCGAATCGGTTTCACAACTCACTGATATGGCCGTGTATTTCAAATCTATTGGGGGCACAGCGAACGCAAGTGCACAGGAATTGGACGAGTATTCGACCTTGCTTGCTGACGTGCAAGCGTATGAAGACGCGAAAGGTGCGATTGACGAGTATTACAGCCGTTTAGACGATGTTTCAAATGATGTATCAAACGCTTGGGATACCTTCTATTCGCAAAGCTTGTCGATCGAAGAGCAACTAATGGCGTTGGTTGGTGCTGAAGAGTTGTTAGCGTACCAACGTGCTAAGGAAGTGGAGCAAATCGACCCTTTATTGCAACCCATGCAAGAACGTCTATGGGCGCTGCAGGACGAACAAACAGAGATAGACAGACTTAATGAGTCGCACGAATCTTATATTGACAGTTTGTCTAGTGCTCAAGATTTTTTAACGGGCACATTTAAGACCATTCGAGAGTTTGCGTTAGGCTTAACGCTGGGCGCGGCATCAACAGGCGTCGCCTACGCGAGCACACTTGAGTTAGCGCAAAGCGGTGATCGTGATGCCTTAAGCGGCATCACCAGTTCAGCGCAATCTTATCTCGATTATGAGATGTCTCAAGCGTCCACGCTTGCTGACTACAATCGAATTCAAGCACAGGTTGCGGCAGATCTGTACGCATTACCTGAACAAGTCACTGCTGAAGAGTTGTTAGCGCAAGAGATTACACAAGCGTTAGAAAGTCAAACTGGCTTTCTTTCTGATGTGCTTGACGACTTACCTAGCGGTTTGCAAGCGGTGGTTAACTCTACCGAGTATGACATAAGTGCGCTAATTGACTTTGCGGTGAACGATGCGGCTTTAACGACTGATTTACGGTCGTTGTTGTTTGAATCTGCTAACGCATTTGACCGCACAATCGACCTGACGCTTAATGCTGACGAGTTGAGTGACGCTAATGAAGCGTTAATATTGAACGATGCGTTCAACTCTACCGCAACACTGACAACCCTCATTGAGCAAAATGCAGACAAGGATTTAATTTCCGCAGTAGTCGAGGGTGAGATTAACGCCAGCGCGATCATTAGTGCGGTTTTAGCTGACGGGACAGTGAGTGAAGTTGAGCAAATGGTACTTGAAGGTACGGTTCGCTCAAGTGCCGTCATTGATGCGGCTTTAAACAGTGGCGTTGACGATGACATCAAACGTCTCATTTTGAATGACTCAAAAACCTACATTGCTAACCTCGATGCGGTTTTAACAGGCAGTTTGTCAGATGATGAAAACCTCTTATTAAGTAGCTATTCTGATGAAATCGTTAAGACGCTTACAACCAATGGCGGCAGCTTAACCTATGATGAAAACCTCTTATTAAGTAGCTATTCTGATGAAATCATTAAGACGCTTACAACCAATGGCGGCAGCTTAACCTATGACGAAAACCTCTTATTAAGCAGCTATTCTGATGAAATCATTAAGACGCTTACAGCAAATGGCGGCAACTTAACGGACGACCAGCGTTCAATTCTTGATGCGTTAACAGGTGACTTATCGACCACTTTAGATGCCAACGTCATTACGTCCGGTACCGTTTCAATCGGTGACGCCGCTGAATCTGCCTTAGAAGATTTAGGGTCCACGGTTGAACAGCAAAAACTCAAGGTTGAAGGCATTGTCGAGCTGACAGACGGAATTGATGACTTAACCACTGTGCTCGGGCGTCAAGTGCTCTTGGACAGTCAAGCAGGTTATGAGGGTATTTTTGAAGCTGAATCGGTGACCGATCAAGCCGATATGTATTTAGACAGAACCAGTCGTCACGATGAGCTAGCTGACATTTACGAAAGAAGAGCCAGTGAAACGTCGGGTTTCACAAGAGTTTTGGCGCTGTCACGCGAAGCGGATCAAAGAGCGTTAGCTCAGGAAGATTACGACGCTTACTTAGATTTGGTTTCACAATCAAACGACATCATCGCTGCAAATTTATCTGAGTATGAAGCTTACATTGACGCAGCAACCATTCTGGGTATTGATTTCAGTACGCCGGATTTAGACGGGTTTTCGCAAGGCGGGTTTACGCCTAACATCGGGGTAAACAGCATTGCTGGTGTTGTACACGGTGGGGAGTACGTAGCGCCTAATTCGCAAATCAGTCAATACCCAGAGCTTTTCGCAGCGCTTGAGGCAGACAGACAGGGTCAGACGCTTGGGTTTATGCAAGGCGGCTTTGTTGATTTCTCTATGGCGCCAAACGCAGGTGACAGCGTGAAACACAATGCGCGCATTGAGCAGCTTCTTGAGCGCTTGGTTCAGCGGGTTGAGCAGCTAGATAAGCTTGGGCAAAGGCAGTTTTCTCAGTTGTCAACGCTGGTACGAAACAGCAGAGAGTCTAACGATTATCAGCAGGTGAGCTTGACGTATCAGCAAGATATTGCCAGCAACACAGGGGGTAGCGCATGATTTTACAGCAACCGATTGCCATCGCTTACGCAAACATCAGCGCATACAGCGTCGCGCAAGACTTTAATCTTTGGGATGTCAACTACAACGGTGGCGCGGGTTATGCCGTGGGTGATCAAATCATTGTTGAAGACTGCGGCTGCAAAGTCTATGAGTCTTCTATCGACAGCAACACCACTGATCCGCAAAGCGCTGATCAGGGTGAGTGGTTTGTGGCCGGTGTGTCAAATTGGGCAGCCCAGTTTGATGACTTGTCTAGTACGCAGACGATTAATGATGACTTGGTTGAGTATACCTTGAGTGCCGATGAGCTTGTGACCGGTCTGTCTTTTATCAATATCGAAGCGGCCAGTTTATCCGTCACGGTAAAAGATGGTGCGGATGTTACGATCCAGCAGCTAGATTATGATCTGCTCAAGCATAACGCTTACGACTACAGAGATTGGTTTTTGCGCAAGCCTTCTCTCATTAAGCGGGTCGATATCGACAACATCGAGCCAACCATTAATGGCTCAATTACCATTCGCTTTGAGAATTCAGGCGCGCAAGTCAAGGTTGGTCAAGTCTCTTGGGGCTATAGGCACACAATCGGCGCGTGTGAATGGGGTGGCATTCAACCACGAATCTTTACGTTTTCAGAGATTAACGAAGACACCTTTGGCAATATTTCAATCTCGCAGCGTTTAAAGAAGCGAGACATTACTTATCAAGTGCAAGTGTCAACCGGCTATCTAAGCGAAGTGATTGACCTGGTCGAGCAATATCAAGACAAGCCCGCACTTTTTATCGGCACTGGCGACTATCAAGGCTCGTTTGTGTTCGGCTTAGTGCAAGACTTTAGTCCCGTTTACGACAACCTCATCGATTCTCCGTACAGCTTAACAATCAAAGGATACGCATAATGGCAATCCCAGAAATCAACACGCTCCCAGAAATCCCAACGCTAGGCGATCCTAATTTCAGCGAAAAAATGTTTACGCTGGCCTCCGCCATGCGCGACATGGTGCTGGAGTACAACGGCTCGAACACAGAGCTTAATGTGATTTACGACGACATAAGCACTAAGCACTCAGAGATCGATCTAGACGCAAATCGTGCAAGCGAAGCCAGCTCGTCATCACAACGTTACGCGAATGATGCGGATGTCAGTCGTGTCGCTGCGCAAACGGCGGTTAACAGTGCGGAAAGTGCCAGAGATGCGGCGGTTTTGGCGGCAAGCGAAGTTGGGGCGCTAGAGGTTGCAAAGATGCAAAGTTACAACAACGAAATGGCGATGGCTTACTTCGAATTGAATCCACTCTAGGAGATAAAGATGGGATATAACAACACCCGAACGGCGGCACTTGAGAAAATCCGCATAATCGCAGAAACCGAATCTGACTTGAAGCAACTATCTTTTGCGTGTGCCGCTATTAAACAGCTGGCAGAAGGTGATTTTTTAACAGGAATTGATGACGTTAGAGTGGTGCTTGCTGAGCGCTTAACAACGATCATCAATGCATCAACCGTACTTGAAGATATTGCGTATGCGTCGAAGGCGTTGAACAAGTTAGAAGTGTCAGAAGATGATATCGCAGACAGTGAAGTTTATTCAATCGGAACAGCAGGGCAAATTGGTTTCGGTGTATCCGCACTGCGTGCTGACGAAGTACCGGCTGGTTACACGTTGCCAACCGGTCACGCTGACAGGCTTTCACCCAATTATGGCTTGGTTATTGATCCTGCTGGCTCTTATATGAGATTCATTCGAGAGTTTTGGTTTAGATGGAATGGTAACGTTGCGGAGGTGCGGTCTCAAGAAGAAGCTGGTTTTGCGAAACACGAAGCTTTTAGGCATTGCACAATCGGCTTTTTGCGAGACACAACGCACGTGTCGCTACTAGATGTAGGTGCGGGAATAGTTCCAATTGCACGACCGAATAACCCACCCGCGACGGCGATTACTGTGGATTCTCTTAGTGGGGTTTCAACAGGGCTTCAATCAATGGTCTCAGGCATTAAAACCTATCGATCTACTTCACATCATCTTGAAAGTCTATTTGAAGCCAACGCCCTTGCCGTTTTAGCAAAAGCGCACAGTGATGCAAGTCCTAGTGAGTTTGAGGCTGCGTGGATGGATGTCGCGCCCTATTTGCCTAAAGGCAACAATAGCGGAGCTTTGTCCGATTCTGCCGATTCAACGTTAACGTTCACTTCAGGTGGGGACGAAATTGTTCCTCAGAGTGCGCTAACTGCCTCTGGAAGCAATCTTGCTAAGACTACACACAACGGTCAGGCCTGTGGTGTGGCAGACGTGAATGGCAATCTCCGGCGCGCAAATATTGGTGTTGTTCATTACGGAACGACAGGCTCAATTTTCAACATTCTTAAAACAGACGTGAATCCGAACGATATAACAGAATCGACAATCTTTACTGATTTGTATGACGGCGTTGACTTGTCAAGCTTGGTGTCGGGTAATCTCGGCGACAGACGACTCGGTTTAAATACTGAGCAGGTGTTCAGCACCTCGCAAGCGATAACAAATGACGAAGAAGATTTCCGTTTTACTTGTGCCGGGTTCCCGCTATCAACTGGGGTGTCACAAGCAGGTACAACGGCTTTCGGAAATGATTCAATTTACTGCTGGAGAACCAATTACATGATTCCAGCCGCGGGCGGGACGTATGATTCAGGCAATAATGCGGGGGTATTTGATGTTTATTTAAGAACGTTTAATGCAGGAGGTTACGGTGATGTCGGCTTTGCTGCATGTGTGTCATTGTAAAAATGAGGGTAAGAAAAATGGTTAAATATTTTAAATGGAATGTAGTTTTCACTGCCCACACTGTTTTACGGTTTTGCGAGAACAGTGTGGTTCAAGTGAAGAATTTTGACACAAATGTGGTTGCCGTTAAAGGTAGCGAGTCTGAAATTGTCGCTTTGGTTTCCGAACAACCCGTTGAGATCGAGCTAACTGAAATCGATAAGGGTGAATTTATCGCGCAAGCTACCCTTTCTTCGCAAGCGCAGTTTAGGCTAAAAAATTTGGCAAACCTATTTAAAAAACAATGTGATGAATTGACTGGAGGTGTCTCTGTTGACGAAGCTTTAAGCTGGAAAAAACAAGAAGAGCGAGCAAGAGAGTTTTTAGCTGACACAAGTAAGTCGTGTCCACAGTTGGCCGTTTTATGTTCAAATCGAGGCAAAGGGGAGACAGAAGAAGAGTTGGCGCTAAAAATTGTCACTAACGCAGATAATTATGAGGTGGCGTATCTGACGATTTTGGGTAAGTACCAGTCTGCTAGAGCTGAGGTGTTTGAGATTTCAGATGCACTCGAGATGTGACAATGAAAGTTAAAGCGATTCAAGCTTATTACGTTGGGGAAGGAAACTTCTTCAACAAGCTAATAAGGTGGCGACAATGGCTGTCCAAAGGCACAAGACCCTATTCTCATATTACTCACACAGAGTTGATCATAAACGGGCAGTGGTATTCGAGCAGTCACATGGATGGCGGGGTGAGAAGAATGCGACACCGACCCAATCCCAAAAACTGGGATTACGCTGTTGTTGACATTGACTATCAAGACGCGATGAGAGTGTACAGATCGCACAAGTCGAAGGGGTATGACTGGCTCGGAATCTTATTCTCACAAGCGCTTAAGTTAGGTGTCCACTCTAAGAAGCGAATGTTTTGCAGCGAGGTCAACGCAGGGCAAAGAGGGCTTGAAAGTTCACACGAATACAGTCCTGCTAAGTTAGCGAGTGTTGATAAATATGATATTCGTCAAGGTTTGACGATGGATGTTGTTCGTCAGTACGCACAAAGTCCTCATCAATAATGTTGGTGAAGTGGTATGCTGCAAAAGAATTATTGATCTGGAACAAAAATACAAAGAAAAAACTAAAGTAACTGTGGATAACTCACTCTAGCAAGGCGGGTAAGAGGCTAGAGAACGTTGTCGCAAACCATGTCAGAAGATGTCGCAAAATAAATGACGTGCTACA